GACGCAAATGATGCGCAAAATGCCAGCCCTGGTATGGTAGAACAAGTTTTCTTTGAGAACATTTCCAATGCAGGGTTAAGGTCACAGATCGCGGCATTTAAAGGTAATTTGGGCGTAGTTTTAGAATACTTGTTAGAACAACCCAGGCGATATAACTTTATTTACATTGATGATAGTCGCAATCCAGGCGCGCGTTACACAGAGTGTCTATATAGCTGGAGGCTCTTAGAGACAAACGGAATTATGGCTATAAATGATTATCTCGGTGCGATTATAGAACCCGGTGCAAAGGGTGTAAACGACTTTTTAGAAGAAATCGCTGGCCAATATATTATATTAGAAGCGGGATATAGGCTATTTATAAAAAAATTGAAATGAAATAACACGTGAATATTATATTACATCAAACAGTATTATCTACAACAATGAATTGCTCAAACCAAGAAGAAGAAATTATTGACCCAAAAGACGACGATGATATCATCGCATTACTGCCATTATGGGTTAGAGCCGGCGCATTTCTTCTAATGCCTACGGCAACTGGCGGCATAATTTCGCTTGCGAATTTAAATTTATTACCAAGCAAAAATGGTCTCCTACAAAACATTGAGTCTGTTAAAAACCTTCTAATCGCATAAGAAATATAAAATCATAAAAATAATTCGTCGCAACTAATCTGCGCAAAGTGAAAAATATAGTTTAACCTTGGGCTTCTAACTTGGCCCATACTATGGAGTAAAGTAAAGTTAGACACAGATAGCGTTAAAAGCACCCTCGAAAGTGTATAAAGGGCTATTATTTAATAACCTGGATGTTCTACATCCCGTTCCCTCTGTGTAATGTTGAAGACGATTGTCTGTTGTTATCTGGTTAAAACCCCTCTGTGGAACTGATCACTCCTATTGCCGGGTAAACCTGATAATATTCTGGGAACCAACGCCCTCTGGATAAACGCCGGATACGTGACGCTTCGTTCTTAGTTTAGAATTGCACTACGAGAGTAAAAATGGATGGTAGCGGACATTATACCCAGTACAGACTGAATTAATCACCCCGTTATCATTCATAGTTTGGATCTTCGCAAACGCGAATTTTCAGGCGAAAATCCGTATCGAAAACGGAAAGCAATCACAGGGGACGCCCTGTTTTTTTATACTTTTTCTAAGAACAAAAAGAATGATACACCCCATTCTTTTTGTACATTATAAATGACCTACACCTTACAGTATACTGCAGCCCGACACATTGGGCAATTTACATAGTGACGGTTTTGATGCACGTCATATTTCTTATTTTGGTCAGTATGCTTCTCCCAGCATCTTCCGCAAAACATGTGTTTGCAATTATTCAGTAATACAGGGCTCGTATATTTCGCGTCATAAGTATAAACACAGTCTTCTATCCAAGACGAAATCCGACGAGACCATTGATGAACCATCATAGTTTCATAACAGATCGGGCAATCCTCATCTTCCGGAGGCGAGCGCATTAATTCGCGAATTGGGAGAAAACCAGCCCATCTGTCAACCAGTGCTCGCACGGTGCGGTTCTTAGACAGCGTAAGTGGAATAGGGTGCCGCAAATACGCGCGATTATACCGATTGCCCATACGGTCATACTGCCAGGCGGCCTTCTCATAAAGCGCATATTTACTCGCAATATATCTCAACTCGTTAATGGAAAACGAATTAAAATCTGGGCATTCGGGAAGAAGCATGCAAATTTCCATGTCATCAAGCAATTTTCGTCGCCCGTTCATATTACTATTGCAGCGGCTGGAAATGTGTGACGCGCAATTGCAAAATAGACATCTGGTGGAACTCATCGCAAATAAATAATTTAAAACAGTTTAAGGATATAAGGTTAACACAGTGGTATCGCAGGTAGAGCATTTCAATTTTTTTGGTATAAAAATTGAAATTTAATTAAATGAATGTATAACGTGAAATAAAATAATAATTGTTTGAGCTTATTAGGTGGCAATAGTGTTCTTTACAAAGTGTTTGTTCATATATTTTTGAATGTTAAAATATGTTAGCTCGTCTCCATCACACACACCCAACAAATATTTTAGTTTGGTGTCAGGTGTAATAATTTGGCTATTAGTGGCATTCTCAAGCTTGTGCGATTTAATATAAGCCACAAGCGCCTTTGTAACCTCTGTACGTGCAATCTCGGTTCCATCGTCCTTATTCATGAACTCGCACAGTTCCTTCGTAACCTTACTGGGTGTTGCAAATCCAGATGGCTTTCGGACCCCTTTACTCTTATTCTTGTGGGCCTCCTTTTGCAGCCCTTTCATTTGCCGCTTCATTGACTTTTCTACTTGTTTGACTTGTTGTTGAAGATTATTGATTTGCGTCTTTACTGCAGATAAGCCTGCAAGTATTCCGTCGAATTGAGAAAAGAGTTCATTCGTGGGGGGGTCAGCAAGCATATCAATTGACGGAGTTTCAGACATTCTATATCTACAAGTATCAGGTAAACTTTAAATCAATTTATATAAATATTAATTATACTCGTATAAATTTAAGCACGTTTATTGCTGCGAGACTTATTGCGTCTTGACATTCTTGATGATCGCATATTCTTGCATATAGGGCATTGGCATGTAGCCTTGTGGCCATTTGACTTTTTGCCACCGCGAAGCTTCTTAGTTTGACGGCCAACTTGTTTTAGACTGTCGGGCGATGATTCTCCTTCAGAGCCTCCGTTCTTCGCCTTCATCTTCTTGGCCATCATATTTTTGCAAATTGGGCAACGGCACTCAGCCTTATGGCCATTTACCTTTCCCGACGCGACCTTGGGTTTATAATCACCTCGCTTTGCCTTATTCATAATATTCTCGCAAATATGGCACCCGCAGGTAGCCTTGTGGCCATTCTTTCTCTTTGCGCCGCCAACGTTGACAACTGTCTCCGGGTGTTTGTTCGCTGAGTTCATCTATACAATACATTGCTAAATTAAGTTTTCAAATAATTATTAATTGAACAAATTATTTGAAATTTCTAAATATTTTAACCGCACAAGTTACTTAGCCTCAGCGACACGTCTCTGCGGCCGGGATGCCCCCTTATTCTCTGCTTGACCGCCAACAACAGACCACTCGCGTCTACCACCCTCACGCGGACCCTCGCCGCGAGCTCTTGGTGCAGGCTGACGTCTTGGCATTGCAGAAGACTCGCCCTCTGCTGCATCAGGTCGGAAGTTAGTCCGCGCGATCTTGTATTCGCGTCTGGTCTCGCACATCAACTTACCGCTATTAACGCCGCAAACGTTAGAAGCCTGCCACTCGTGCGTTCCAGAATTAGTGTGAACCACATCAAAATTCACATATTCACCCTGAACCAAATACTTGTACTGCTGGCTCTCCACGTTAATCGCGCTGTGATGAATAAACACATCAGACCCAGAGCGACTACCGTCAGTCACTGTAATAAACCCATACCCCGCCTTATTATTAAACCACTTTACGCGACCAATTACGCGCTCAGATTGCGCAGAAGATGTAACACCGTCAGTTGAGGACATTATTATAATTTACCATCGCGCAGTATCTTTATATAGTTTAAAAAAAATATAATATCTACAGGACGTATTCAAATTGCCCCATGTTCAACCGAAACCCGCGACCTCTGTAGCGAAACCGCAGCAAATAATCATATAATATTTTAGATATTACAGATTGAATTCGGAGACGCTTAAATGACCGCGGTGCAGCATCTATTAAATGCTCTATAATACCTCTGCATAATCCACGTTGTCTGTATTCGGGAAATATGTATATCCCATGAATGATTATTGCGCGCGTCCCGGCCTTGTAAAATACCAAGTCGCCGCACTTGCACTCAAATTCTATTTTACCATGTGGATATGTAGAATAATTTGAAATATAAGTATCAATTAATTCTATAAAATTGCTCATCGACGCATATACAAGTACGACGTATAATTTTAAGCCTTTGCTTGAGTGATATAATATACGTGGGACAGGATAAACCTCTCCATATCCGAGTTCTTTGATACATCAACATCGGTAACACTTATCTTTGAAAAATCATACAGCTCAATATTATTATGTGAAATATATTCAAAAACCGGGATTAAATTAATCGAATCTGGCTCAGCAAGTTCACGTAGATTAATGCTGTAGTCCTTTGCCAGCTTTCTTACATAGTTAAAGACCATTAATGAGACCATTTTCATTCTCTTGTCTGACTGCTTTTCAGCCTTATAATTAATCAACTGAAATACATTATAGATTGACGCAATATAGTCCGGCATCTTGTCGTATATTTTCACTGCAGGGGTAGCCATTTTAATATACATATAGCACTTTTTGTTTAAACTATTTCGGATGTAAATGATTTTATTAATTGTGCGTAGCAGGGGGGCTCTTCAAACTTCAAGCGTCTAACATATTCTATGTAATTCTTAAATACTGGCGGCAAATCGTCGCAGGCTGTAATTAGCCGCTTCGCATCGTCAATCTTGGACGCAGGTGTATCCTGCCAATGCAAGGCGCCAAGATATAAATTGATAAGTACATACCCCAATGATTCCATGTCATCTCTCCGGCTTAATTCAGTGAGTGCATGGGCGTTTAAACTTGCATAAGTTAGGCTACCAATTATGCCGTGAGTTTTTTTCTGCGGAATATGTCCATTGCCGCCATTCAATAAATATGATCGGCAAAAGCCAAAATCAATGATGTGTATATGGTCCATATCGTTATTCGGTCCAAGGAGGAAGTTTTCCGGTTTTATGTCGCGGTGCACCAAACCCTTATTATGTATTGTCTCCAGAAGCGTTATCATTTGAATCCCGAACTTTAAAACAAGGGCGAGCGGCAAAGAACCGCTCCTATCCTTTATGGTTCGCAATGACTCGCTTAATAAATTAATAACCATATAATAATTTGCCTCGTCGCGCCCAAACCACTTCACAGATGGGACGCCGATACATCCCTTCAAATACTGATATATAACGGATTCATTCTTTAGTAATCCGACCCCAGAGGCTATGGGCTCAATCTTAATAGCCACATTTTCCGCCGTTCTTATATTCAGCCCCTTAAAAATAGACCCGAAGTTCCCAGAACCGATTCGCTCTATCAGTTTGTATTTATTATTAATTGTCAGTTCTGTAGTCATTATTTATCCTTCAATAATTAATGACAAAGTATTTAAATAATGTTCACATGAGATTCTATTTCTACAAGCTAAACACATATATCGTAAAAACTTGTGTCAATATCAACGTAAATTGTTGTAAAATCATCACAGACTTACCAAGAGGTGACCTGGGGTATATATCTGTTATGCCCACTCCTGACTGGATTGTCACGCTTAAAAATAGCGAATCTAAAAAGGACGGGTCATCAGTTGGCTTGTAATGAAATTCCCCCTTCAAGTAAAAATACACCGCCGAAAAAATTACTATGCAGAGCAGATGAAATAATACAGTACGAATAAATAACCGCATATATTCTACAAATATAATTTATTTTTACAACAATTCCCAAACAAAATAGGTCGGGTTATACGTACAGCGACTGATTCGTTACAACGTACTTCAATGTCATCGCAGGAATTTCCTTTAGCTTATTTAAAAACGCAATATTTCCCGTGAGCTCGGCAAGCTTCTCAAGTTCGCAAGAAATGTTATTTATCTTAAGAAGCGCCTTCACAAATTCCCCTAAGAATATATGGCGCTCCTCGCCCATCTTTTGCAGCAAAAACTTGCACGAATCTACTTCTTCGCATCCACACCATTCATCTACATAATTCATCAGGTCATATTGAATATTATAGTCAAATCCGGTGTTAATCCGATAATGATGCTCCTTGTCTCTATATTCTGCGTACAAGTCGGTCAACATGGTGGCCATTTTTTGTACCGCAGCATCCGCCGCCTTTGGACAGCCGTCCCGCAAGTCATCTTCAACGCTAATATTGGTGAAAATACTGAAAACGGATACTAACTGCCTGGGGGATAGGTTATCCAAAATCCGGTCCTCTAATAACTTTGAAAATATTAAACAGTGGGTCTCCCTCAGCTGCGAGGCCAATTTCCCGCGCACCGAAAGCTTCAACGTTATTTCGTCATCAAAATCACCTTCAACGAGCCCCTCATCCTTTAATAAATTCATAACTGCACCGACCCCAGACTTGATGTGTGAATTTGTGGCTCTCAGCTGGCTCTGTAAATCGGCAATCTCGGCCTCTTTTACTGACATTCGCTTATATGCACCCATGTCCTGCTCAACGTACTTGTGATCGTCTTTTATTTGCTGAATGTGTCGCTCAATTTCCTTGCGTCGCTTATTTATAGCCGTCTCGCGCGCCTCCTGAAGTTCAATAAACTGGGCCAAAACATCAGAAGGGGTCCTCAGGCTGGCCGCGCAAATTTTCATATTATCCAGTTCGCCGGTAAGTCCTCCGATTTTACACTCTAATTGCTTTATCTGGTTGGCAAGGTCTCCTGTTACCATGCTGCGGTTTGCAAACCCGACCAACTTATTATCGCCAATATCAAGCAGATTTAATAGAAGATTGTATGATATCTTGAACTTGGAAGTTAGCGTCTGCGGTTTGCCGCTCATCATGCGCTTATAGTTTACAGATTCTACGTTCCTGAAGAGATTATTCAGGTGAATGACGTGACCGACCGTATCCAATCCAAGTCGCCCCGCTCGGCCCGCAGCCTGGGTGTATTCGTGACTATGAAGTGGTCTCATTACCTCCCCATTAAATTTATTAATATCTGTGAAAATGGTCGTCTTAACAGGCAAATTGATGCCGACACTCATTGTTTCGGTGCAAAACAGGATCTTAATAAATCCTCTGGCGAATAACAGCTCTATCATTTCTCGCAATATTGGCATGAGTCCCGCATGATGAATGCCGACACCCTTTCTTAGCAATTTTACCATATTCACATATTCCGGCAAATGCAGGTATTCCTCAAAATTCGGTAGCTTGCGTATAATCTGTTCGCATTCGCGGTCTACGGTGTATGCGACCTTGCTGTCAAATTCCAATAAGTTCGTCGTCATATCCTCGGCGCATTTCTCTAATTGTTTCCGCGAAAAAACATAGCATAACGCAGGCAACATTTCGTGTTCAACTAAATATTCGGCGACCTTATTTAAAACAAATGGGCGTTTTGTGCGGATATCGTTCTTTTCAAATAACTTGATTGTTTTCGCAACTGCCTGGTATTGTACTTCGTTGAATGTTCCTGCTGCATCTTGGAGGACAACTGGCTTGTTTATTGCCTTTCTAATTTCTTCCTGTGTTGCCTTGTCCTTAATCGCCTTATTTACACTATTTGCCACTGTAATGAAACTGTAATGAATGAGGGGGACGGCTCTAATCTGTTTACGTGTCAAGAACACCTCCTTTTTACAGAATGTAGATGCATCGCCGCGAGTTTCTAACCAATGTGCGAACTTTTCTGGGTCGTCAAGGGTGGCAGATAGGCCGATCATTTGGATTTGTGGCGGTAACATCATAATGCACTGTTCCCAGACATGCCCGCGCGACTCGTCATTTATCATATGGATCTCGTCAAACACTACGCACCCAAGGTCGTTTTCAATATCCATTTCAAATGATACCGAAGAAGCAGGGGCGGGCGAATTACTCTTCACCTGATATAACTTATTTAATAGGATTTCGGTTGTCATAATTAACACGTCTGCGTCTGGGTTCGTCTTGATGTCTCCCGTAATTAGTCCGACTCTAATGTGAGGATATTTCTTGGTAAAATTATAAAATTTTTCATTAGAAAGCGCTTTAATTGGGCTGGTGTAAATCGTCTTCTTGCCTTTCGAATGAAAATGGTTCAATGCGAACTCTCCTGGTAGTGTCTTACCGCTACCGGTGGGGCAGCATACCAAGACATGTTGGCCGTCCACGATTCCCTTGATTGACCACTTCTGGAAATCATGCAGCTGATACGGGACGAAGCCGAAATGCTCGCCATACTCCGCCTCGTATTCTGTAGGATAGTTGTTTGAGCAAATACGTACCATCGTATGTTTATATTATAATAGCGGTATTGCTTTATGTCATTTGCAGTAATATATTATGTGACGGTGCTGCATATTATGGTCTCATTGTATCCGCGCGAAATGAATTATGCAGACAGTTATTCGTGAATATCAACTTCAACAATCACTGGCAAATGATCCGATCCATATTCTTTAAACCCATCTTCAATGCGTGTTGGATACCAATTGCATTTAGACAGTGGGGCCTTTTTAAAGCCCCGGGTTAGAATGTTATCAATATTCATTTTGCGCTCAATATAGTAGGTTGGGCATAGATTATGTGCTTCAAACCCAGGTGTATTATAGAGCGGGCATTTTTTCCTATATTGGTGGTTAAAATCGCCAGCGATAATGCTGCCGCACCCCTCTTTTCGCGAAACCGCATGCAAATCATCCCATTGTTTGTACCGTTTCTGCGGCGATTGGTCATCAAGATGAATATTAAAGATATCACAGGGTCGGTTTTTATACAAGCACTGGGTGTATACTCCGTATTCTCTCGGATAGTGATATATGTGTTGTTTGGGGAACAGCGACCGCTTTAAAAATGTCACATTTCCGCTTTCAGAATCGGTGTTGTCTCTCCATACCATTTTTTTCAACTCTGAAATAAAATATTGTTTCCCAAATAATATTACCAACTTCTCATATTCTCTCTTCATGACCTCCTGTAACATTATTACGTCTGCATCTGCTTCCTGGAGGATTTTACATATTCTTGCAAACCGGGCCTTACTATCAAATATAACGGAAGCGTCGGCCCCAGGATAATAAGATTTCTTTACCCATTCGGCAGCCAATATGTTCCATGTTAAGACCTTCATAACTATAATAATACTATAAAATAATTACAGGGCATAATTATTACACCTTTTTACATTTCAAACGCCGATTATTATATAGTTAAATCTATATAAAAATCACTTGTAAATCTTCTTAACCTTTCTTTGTTTTATCTTCAACTAAATAATATTGAACTGCCGTAAATTTATAATCAGCACTCTTACGAGTAGTAGGCACTATATACTATTAAGTTAAAAAATTGATTGTTATTAGTTGTTATAACGCAATACACAAATATAACAAATGACACATATCTTATCTCTTGGTGCGGTCAACAAACAAACGGGTGAGTATGTTTATCCTAAAATAGCAAATAAAAAAGATGAATATATTTGTCCCGAATGTGATAAGGATTTAATTTTAGTGCAAGGTGAAATAAGAGTTCATCATTTTCGTCATAAAGATAGTATTCATCCTTGTCATCATTATAGCAAACCTACTGAAAGTCAAATCCACAAAGATGCAAAAATGTTAATGAAAACTCTGTTAGAAAACAAAACGCATATTCAATTCATAAGAGAATGTGTATCTTGTAAAATAAGTGCTGAAATCAACCTTCCTGAAATAACCGAAGGTTCAATTATTACATTAGAACATCGGTTTAATTATAACGATCAATTAAAAATTGCTGATGTAGCACATACTCTTGATGGTGAAATTAAGGGTATATATGAAATATTTAATACACATAAAACTTGTAGTGAAAATAGACCAGAACCTTGGGTTGAAATTGACGCAAATTCATTATTAACTTTGGTTAATGCAAACAATGAACCATTAATAATCAATTGTATAAGATGCGAAAAATGTGATGATTGTATTGAGAAAGGTATTGAAAAAGAACTGGAACGGAAACTCAAAATTCGTAATGAGGTTGAACGCAAAAGCAGTGAAAACGAAAGCGATAGTTATTGCTGTCTATCAAAACCGATTATGGAGATGCTTATAGATATTATATGTGGCGACGATCCTTACAAACAATGGAGTGGTATTTATCGTGAGATGCTTCCAGTTTATGGAGAAAGAATATGGGATGGAGAAGAGAGTTCGCCCAATGTAATAGGATGGAAGTACGCAAATAGCAATATGGAGAAAAATATAAAAATTGGTTATGACAATTGTAATTATTGCTGTAATACTTATTACAACGAGGATTTAATACGAGATATACAAAATATGCAGTTGTATAAATATTTAAAGGACCTGTATGTGTGGCACGGACAACCACGATTTACATTTGATTGTTCTGTTTGTCAAATTGATACAGATGATATGGAGGATAAATTAAAAAGATTATGTGAAGATTTATTTGGATGCAATGGTGATGAACATTGTGCAGGGAAAGATGGGAAACCTGGTGGGTATTGCGCTGTGGTAACGTGGGATAGTGATAGTGAGAATGATGTTTAAAATGGTCGGCATTTGAAATGTAAAAAGGTGTAAATATATGTGGCCCATGCCCCACAACCCACATAACTGAAAATATCGTGTTTTTTTACTTGGAAAGTTTTTTGGGAAAATTGAAATTGGACAAAAAAAATGTCCAAAAACGGTTTTGCGAAAAAAGTCTCTCCGAAATACATGTTTTGTGACCATAATTGAAATTTATGGTCTGGTCACCAAAAAAATAATTTTCAATTTGTGACGGTAATTTTTTTATACTTTTAATTAAAAAGGGTTTAGCAACTTTTTTTTGTTGACATATAATATAGTGAATGGCAACAAAGTTTAGTGAAAATAGTGAACCAGATAAGCCGGTTTATTGCTGTGAAATATGTGACTACAAATGCTCTCTAAAACAACATTTAAAACAACATTTTCTCAGTCAGAGACACAAAACACGGGTTGGCAACGCCGTTGACAATAGTGTCAACAACACCACCAAAAATATTTTTATATGTGATTGTGGAAAAGAATACTCAGAAAGGAGTGGATTATGGAAACATAAAACTAAGGGCGCATGTAATAAACAAACAAGCAATAATCCGGATGAACCCCAAAATACAAAAATTGAACAGATAAAATTAACAGATGACAATTTAATTTCAATCCTTATAAACCAGTGTAAGGAACTAAGAGATGAAAACAAAGAATTAATTGGCATACTTAAAAATGGCACTCACAATACTACCAACAACACGACAAATTCGCATAATAAGGCCTTTAACCTGAACTTCTTCTTAAACGAAACATGCAAGGATGCAATGAATATTATGGATTTTGTGGACTCTATTAAACTGCAATTGTCGGATTTGGAAAAGGTTGGAGAATTGGGATACGTAGAAGGGATCTCCAACATTATTGTGAAGAATTTGAATGAACTTGATGTTTCTCAACGGCCTGTCCATTGTACAGACAAAAAGAGAGAAACGATGTACATTAGGGATGAAAACAAATGGGAAAAGGATGAATCAAATAGCAAAATTAAAAAGGCAATAAAACGGGTAGCATCCAAGAACCAGCGGCTATTACCAAAGTTTAAAGAAGCACACCCTGATTGCGGCACGTATCATTCCAAATATTCTGACCAATATAACAAAATTATTATAGAATCTGTAGGTGGCTCTGGCGACAACGATGCAGAGAAGGAAGAGAAGATCATCCGGAATATCTCAAGGAATGTTGTGGTTGAAAAGTAACCAACGGTAGCCGATGGCTTTAAGTACACTTAAGGATATAATATATAAAATATCGTGTTTTTAACTTGGAAAGTTTTTTGGGAAAATTGAAATTGGACAAAAAAAATGTCCAAAAACCGATTTGCGAAAATACTTTGCCCGAAATACATGTTTTGTGAGCATAATTGAAATTTATGGTCTGGTCACCAAAAAAGTAATTTTCAATTTGTGACGGTAATTTTTTAATACTTTTAATTAAAAAGGGTTTAGCAACTTTTTTGTTAACTATATATAGAAACAAATGTTAACGGATTGTTGCAAAAAAGTTGCTAAAACGTTTCAGTGTGTAGATTGTGACTATATTACGTCACGCAAAAGTAGTTACGACAAACACATACACACAGCAAAACATAAACAGTTAACAGAAGTTAACACTGAGTTAACGGAAACCGGCGCAAATTGTTGCAAACTGTTTTGCCAAATTTGCAATAGAGAATACAGGTCTCGTGTTGGGTTATGGAAACACAAACAAAAATGTAACTCAAAAGATGAGTCTGATGGGGAAGTTGATGACGAAGTAAAAAAAACGGATGAACTTACCGAACTGGTGAAATACTTAATGAAGGAGAATTCGGAAATGAAAACCATGATGATGAAAGTAATTGAAAACGGAACCCACCACAATACGACTAATACTACAAATAACACAAACTCCCATAATAAGGCATTCAACCTGAACTTTTTCTTAAATGAAACCTGCAAAGATGCTATGAATATAATGGATTTCGTAGAATCAATTCAGTTGCAATTGTCGGATTTGGAAAAGGTTGGCGAAGTAGGTTATGTAGAAGGGATCTCCAACATTATCGTGAAGAATCTGAATGAACTGGATGTGACACAACGCCCGGTTCATTGTACGGATAAAAAGAGAGAAACTATGTACATTAAGGATGAAGATAAATGGGAAAAGGATGAATCAAATAGCAAAATTAAAAAGGCAATAAAACGGGTAGCATCCAAGAACCAAAGATTGTTACCCAAGTTTAAAGAAGCGCATCCAGATTGCGGCACTTATCATTCCAAATATTCAGATCAATATAACAAAATTATTATAGAATCGGTTGGCGGGTCAGGTGATAATGATGCAGAAAAGGAGGAGAAAATCATCCGGAACATTTCCAAGAATGTCATCGTTGAAAAGTAGCCTCGCTACAACATATGCAGCCGAATTTTCCGTTTAAACCTCTCCTCATTATCAAAGAGATACAGTTTGAATTTTTTGCGCGTAAAATTCTCCAGGTCATCTCTAACGGTTATACGCGACGACAGTTTCAGCTCCGGCAGAAATACGACAAACTGGTACAAGCCATCATTCCGGCTGATTTTATCAAACAAATACCCATCATATTCAGCTTCCATAACTTTCGGCGAATTGTGACACAGGTCAAGTAACGTACAGTCACATTGTACCTTCCGGATTGAACGCATCGTTACATTAATATAATCCAGCTCGTTTATCCACTTATTGTAAAAGACATCAACGCCGGCCGACAGTTGAATCATTCCGGTAACCTGTTGCAATTTAATCATGTTTAAAAGGTCAACCAGGCGCCGAATAGGACTCGTAATATGTATGTACGCGTCCATATCCAGCAGTTCATGTCGTGTATTACCCAGTTTCGTCCCGTCTATGTACTGACCAGACGAACCATGCCATATTTTAATAAATTGACTCACATCTTCAGGCACATTTTCGGGAACCGGATACTCTCGCGTTATAATCGTAGACCGAAAGATCCCCGTGTTGTACTTGATGAGGTCCTTGGCGGAGTGATAGTTCATAAGAATCATCAGATAACTAACAACGTCGTGGCTATTTCGCACCCGATTGGTGTAGGAATTTTTCCCGGCCAAAGCGTGCGCGATGCCCATTATTTTGTGGTAGTGTGTATCTGACAGTAACTCGGGCTCCTCATACCTGTAATTTTTACGCACCTTTATGAATGCATTTGCATATTTAATGTCGGCGATTTCGCCATCCCGTATGAAAATATCCATGACGAACGCAACCCTAACTACGTTTTCTTGAAGGCTGCACAAACAATCAGACAAGATAGTTGGTAACATGGGTCGCTTTTTATCGGGAAGATATATGGTAGAAATTCTCTGCGAGAAAGAATCCCACAAACCGAGGACGTCCATCCAGACAGTGACATTAGAAATGTATATACTTAACTGCTGTATTCCATTTCCCAAGTCAACCAAACCAAACCCGTCATCAAAATCTACACTCTTTGGCGGGTCAATAGTGATAATATTCCACCCCTTCTGGTCGGTTCTATCCTGAATTTCGGGGTATTTCGCGCGGGCACTTTCAAGGATGCCTTCATGGCACTTGTTCCCAATGGCCTTGGTCGTTTCCTTTTGGAATTTCTGAATAGACGTATTTAGGCTCTTACAGAATAGCTGATACTCATAGAAATTGTCAAGGACGTCAACGGGTCCGATAACATTGTCAAGTTTAGCTCTTGGATGCTTATCTTCCCACTCGTCAAACACAATTGTCACATAAATGTTCTTGAGAACCTTTGAAAACCCCACATTTTTAATTTCATACGGAACCAAAAAGGCAGGTAAACGCATGTCATCCGGGATACACTTATACAGCAATTTGCCTGCTGTCATGGTGCCCGCCCGTTTAGAGGTTTCCCCAGCCATTTTCTGTTGCCGCCCATATGTCTTACCTCCAGCCAAAATAAGAACGCCTGGGAGCGCGGAACCAGACCGGACCGTAGAATGCACGATTTTTACAGTATTATCGGCTTCAACAGTAAATACGTCATCTGATAGCAATTTGCAGTCAACAGGGCAAATGTCAAGCGCCGCCTTATTGAACGTTTCGGTGTTATATACCTCCCACGAAGTATAACTCCTATCATTCACTGCAATCTTATATCGTTCCATGACAAAGACGGTGGATATATATAATACGGCTATAGCTTTAACCCCTATTCCAATAGTATAAATGGCCACAAAAGTATTAGAGACGTCTCGTCAACTACAAATATACGCACGATGAGCAAAAGTGTAGTCGCAGTTATTATGGCAGGCGGGGTCGGTAAGAGAATGGAGTCTAATTTGCCCAAGGTACTGCACAAGGTGAACGGAATCCCAATGATAAACCGCATTATACTAACATTAAATAACCTGAGCTACTTTGTGCAGTTAGAAAAGGTCATTATTGTAGTGGGTAAGCAGAAGGAGGAAATACGCAGTTCAATTGAAAAACAGGTGAACCTGCCAAAAATCGTATATGTTACACAAGATGAGCCCCTCGGGACCGGGCATGCGGTAATGTGTTGCCAGTCAGAACTAAATAGAACACCAGACGCTGATGTGCTGATTCTCTCCGGGGACGTGCCATTATTAACCGCGCGCACAATGCTGAGCCTTATTAGCATGAAGAGTGAAGTGAAATTAATTACGACGGTGATGGACGACCCAACCGGATACGGGCGGATAGTAACGACGGATGGCAACTTTGATAAAATAGTTGAACATAAGGACTGTACTCCACATGAGCTACACATTTATACAGTGAACTGTGGAATTTACTGCATGAAATCGGAGTTGATGTGTAAATATTTCAAGCGTCTTACAAATAATAATAGTCAGGCAGAATATTACCTTACCGATCTCGTGGAAATTATAAAAAGAGAGGAGGGTCTGTGTGTAGACATGCTTGAAATGGAGGCAAATAAAAAACACGAGATTATGGGTGTAAATACGGCAGGGCAATTATGTGAATTAGAAAAACTTTTAAAAAAAATTGATAATGGAAGTGCCAAGTAAATGATTGTTATTAATAATAGTTTCACAAAATGAGTTCGCGTAGACAAATGAGATGCTGCTCGTTTTGCGGAGACGAGAGCCACACAATTGTAACATGTGATAGCGAGGCCCTGCCGGATTTCGAGTTTATTTGCGTGAGAAAGGTTCTTACTATAGAGACGGCGGCTGCATTTAAGGAGTGGTTGACAACGACCTATTCGCATGATATTTATCTAATACGGGCCTTTGCTATTCGGAAATACCGAATGGATTCTGACAGACAAATCCCCCGAGTTACAGCACGAAGCAGCTTTGCTGACTGCGCAGATGTAATCACTAATTATATATTTACAACGTATAATGGCGAGGTTGGGTTGGACCGAACAATAGAACCTGTTAACGAGACAATGTATCACGAAGACCCCGTTGACAGAGAGTTTGCAGATTTAATGAATGCGCCGATGCAGCCCCTTACTTTGGAAGACCTTGCGCTGACTCCGAACCCCGTTTTAGGTAATATGACAGACATGGCTATGGCATTCCAAAATGACCCAAGTATTCTAAATGACACGCGTATATTAGCCGACACATTACGCCTGGCCGAGACGCTCATACGAGACCCGTCTGTATTAGAGCGCGACCCGCGCATTTTAGACATTGCGATACTCGTAGAGCTAAGACTACTTATGCTAACAGAAGTGTTGAATGGCGTGCGCATTCAGACCCCACCTCGTATACATTCGCGCGTTGAGACAAACGAGGACGAGCAGCTGGATAATAATTGCTCGTGCAGCATTTGTTGGGATGAGAAGGAGTTAGTAAATTTTGTAAGACTTGATTGCAAGCACGAATTTTGTAAGGACTGTATAGTCGCGACAACAACTCACAATAATGGAAGGGTCCCTTGTTGTGCTCTTTGTAGGGCAGAGGTCAAAACGGTTATATCAAGAACAGATGAAATACAAACAGAAATATTACGGGTTATTAGATAAATATTTGGCGGGCACTAAGGGTGGGTAGAAATTTTTTATTTACAATTATGTAGATAAAAAATACGGTTAGATTCAACTTCAAATATTTACGCGCGAGCGAATATGGTCATTCCAGAATTTAGTAGGTATTTACAAGTTATGAGATGGTAAGATGGGGCAATAAGAGAAACAAATAATAGGGTCGGCGCACTTAGGGTAGCGCCGGACAGCCTCAGCCTCCTTTCATTATGTTGGGCATAAGTGGCAGCACCGTAGGTGCATCCCCGCCTCATCCGCCGCGCATTTTGCGTGTATTGCGCCTTGCATTACGCCGCTTTGTATTGCGCCGCTTACTCTTAGGATGTTTTGTGTGAGGTCGCTTGGTCTTAGAACGTTTTGTTGACCCAAAGAAAGAAGAAAAAGATCGCATTATCTTCATATAGAATAACGCGATATTATAATTTATTCGCATTTTTGATCGCATCAATTGCCTCCTGCCAAATACACGATTCGTTCCAGATGCCATTTGCCTCAGTATCGCAAGCAATGATTTGTTGGCTAATATATTTATACTTAGCAGACACTACAAAATAAATATTGCTTTTATTAAATTTGACCAATATATAATTTGCAAATGCCATTATGGATTGAACATCGTACCCTCTGCATAAAAATATAATAGGACTGTCATCCCGTAAGTAGTTATATACTCGCTCTATTCTGCGTGCATATTTTTCTAAAGCCACTGGGTGATAATCCGCCCAATTATTTATTATTTTTTTTGGACTTCCTCCCCAAATACGCCCTCGCCTATATGCGTCTCTTCATATGCATTGTCATTAAACGGATAGTCGTGTGGAAACTGGAATCCATATTTATCTACTAGCCGGCTTCGCACGGCATTAAATTGAAGCTGGCAATGATAACCCGCGAAATTATCTTCTATGCAGTCGCGTATAATTTTTAGATTAGACACGACCCAATCAAACGGAAGAGCCTCGTCTCTAATATTTAGAGTTCTTAACGTTGCTGCAGGAGAACAGTCATACCCCAATGACATGTAATGAATTGTTGTCATACCTACACTATTATAATACTAAATTGCGTTACATTCCGCCGAATCGTCCACCATCTATTCTGTTTGGATGGGCAAATTATTTATATTTGTACTTTCATTGGACATTGGCACCTCTTGCATAGTAGATGGCCTCATAATTTCATCGTTTATGTCATCCACGCTGACCTTTTTAACGACATTGCGCTTCACATTTTGGATTTGTAGGGCGTGCATGCCAATATACGGAGCAACCGCAACATTATTCATATAGGTTCTATAATTAAAACACGAAATACTGGCGTTGTTGCTAAATTTAATGCTGTACCACCAATACGCAGGAATAAACAACGTTTTACCCGGCACCAGAGTGAATTCCAAACACTTGAGCTTGTCAAAGTCCGCCTTATATTTGGGCTGGGGGGACCACGGGTCAACCGGCGATTTAAACTCAAAATTCTCGTAATCGTAAATCGGGTACAAATATTTTGCGCTGTGTGGCGGCGTCATTTTGATTTGTGCAGTCCCCTCGGTTAAAAGAAGAAAGTTGCGATAATTTATTTCGTATCTAAGCGGCGTACATGTTCCGGCGCTACCCATCATAATGTCGTAGTTGCAGTTTGACACCATATATGGTCTCAGGAACTCGTCGTTATATTTCAGGTTCTTAATCACACCAGTTTCCTCAAGGAAGTCCCGGTTATTTTCAGAAAAATAGGTAGAGGACTTGTCTTCTGCGAACAGTTTCATCGCCGCATGGACGGGTAACGGGACATATAATTCCGCGTTGGAGTCGGTTTCTTTAATATTCCTAATTTTGAACTCAAATGCGTGGTAGTTGTTTGCAAGGTAGGTTTTATTAGAAGATTCTGCAATTTTTTGCGAGTCAAAGTCAAATAGCACGGGTTGGCGCAGATCGCAAATCTCCTCAAGCTTGTCCTTTGACGGCTGCTCAATCTCGTACATTTCTAAATCTTCGCCGGTCTTTAGATGAAACTGAATGTGTAAGTAAATGAATAAAACAAGACAAAATATAAGAATTCCAATTATTATTTCCATGAATGGGTCTTACATAAAAATAATACTAATTTTTGCCAACTATAACGAAGTAGTTGGACTAATCTTCCACTTTGGGTGCGATAAAAAAGACCATTGAACTGTCCTCTCCTAAACTATATTCAATCTTCATGGGGCGGTCATTGCTCAATGAAAAGTCAATGTCAGTTGACAGTTTATTCGTGATGCACATTTTGTTCATATATGCAAGACTATAAGTGAGTTTAATTTCGGCTCCCTCTACAATACTATAACTTGTTAGATCATCAATCGGAATATCTACCCTCATTTCACCGGTTACGCCATTTGTATTCAAACTAATGTCCTCTTCGGAACATTTAATTACGATGTCGCTTCCAAAGTTGCTCAACTGCGAGAACATTTCCGATATTTGTTTGGACGATAGCGAGAATTCGGCATCATAGTCGACTTCTGGGATGTGCATTTCGTCGTAATCGTAGTCAGCGAGGGGCATTTTGAATGATTTTTTAAAATCTCCCTTCTTTGCGTCAGTCGAGTCAAAATTGATGTGTAGTGTTTCCTGGCCCGCATCCTCCATGGTAATAATTAGGTCTTGATTCTCTCCCTTTGTGCTAATTATAGAGTGAAATACGTTTGTGTCGAAGCAGATTCGCGCGTTCTCGGGGACCTCATACTTTGCAAACCAGGTTTTGTCCATTTTAATATTAAAGAGGCATATGTGGGATTTGTCCATTCCTTGAATGTGCAGACGCCCAGTTTCAAAATGCGCGCAAACTAAACTTGTGCAGTTTTTCAGCACCTGAAACACAGAGACGAACACATCCTTCTTTTTTTTGTCGCTGATTTGGATATTCATAGTAAATATAATGCCATAATTATATTTAATATATTTAACCTGTTTAATCTAAATTTCCACTTGCAGCCAATTCACGCTTAACGATTGACTTTAGATCAGCGCTCTCAATCTCGCCAGCGCCTTCGGCGACTTGCTCCTCAGGGGCCGTCTCGTCGGTTGGTTCATCGGAAGCGTTTACCCCCTTTTCAACCTCTGTTAAGGCAAGCTCAAAATCTCCAAAGCGGTCGTTAGTCTCTGATACGAAGGAATCATACTTGAGCATGAATGTTTTCAGGAGGTCCTTGGTCTCAACGAGATCTCTGTCGAACTTGAAAATTTGCTCGGCGTGTTTCGCTATAGCAAGGTTGTGTCTGGTACCTTCATCGCTAAAACGCGTAACCTGTTCAGTTAGTTTAGCTACCTCTGCAGACAAATTAGCAGTTTCTTCGTTACTCGCGCCAGAAGGTGCGTTTTTCTCCAATGAGTCAAGTCTGTTGATAATACTTGTTAGGACGCTCAAATCAATAACCCTTGAATTCTCCGGTATATTTGACACTTCGGAAGAGTGACCGCCGCCGTTCATCATCCCGTCGTGTTCTGCTTCATAAACCCACTGTTCAATCTTTCCGAGTCGCAGGGTGATTAGTCCAATTGCATCAGAAATGCTCAACTTGGTGAACGGGGCTCCATTTGAAGCGGACTGTGCTGGTTTTTGTTGTTGCTGCATTTGTTGCGCAGGCTGTTTACCTGGCTGATTGGCCGGAGGGCCGCGCCCCGCGCGCACATTTGATGGAGGCTGTTGATACCCCGGCGGCGCAGGTGGGGCAAATGCGGCATGTGACCCGATAGATGTTCCAGGACGGGTTCCAGATACAGGAGGAGCAGATTCTCCGGCTCTTTTAGCTCTAGCGGCGGCAAGTGAACGTGAACTCATAATAATAATAATAAACAAGTTGTTTTTATATTACTTACGCAACAATCCACATTTCTAAAGGTGGCGCCTAAGCCACCATTTTCATTTTAATCGCGTCGTGACTCACGTAATTTTGGACTTCAAAATCTTCAACTTGGTAATCATTAATATTCTCTCTAACATGCTTAATCGAAACAGTTGGGAATGGATAGGGCTCTCTTTCAAGTTGTTCTTTAATAGTTTCAATATGTTCTTCATAAATATGACAGTTCCCGATAAAATGAACAAATTCACAAGCCTCTAATCCGCAGTGTTTGGCGATTAAATGAGTTAAAAAACTATATGAAGCAATATTGAAGGGAATTCCGAGCGGGAAATCTCCGCTGCGCTGATACATTGCACATGATAACTGGTCTCCGTCATGGACGTTAAATTGGCACATAATATGGCAGGGAGGTAGCGCCATTTCGTTAAGCTGACCAGGATTCCATGCCGTCATTATCAGGCGACGACTCATACGCTGGACTGGGTCCTTTAAGGCATTAATAATTTGTTGCAGTTGATCAATTCCAGTGACCTCTTTTCTGTTTGCAAATATATCTGGCTCATTTTCATTAAACAGCCGTTTTCCAGTGAAACAATTATAATTTGCGTTGTAGTGTCGCCATTGATAACCGTAAATCGGGCCAAGCATATCTTCAGGATATAATTTCAGCCCTCTACTATCTAAAAACTCTCGCGAACCATTAGCATCCCAAATATGGACGCCGTTTTTCTTTAGGATTTTGTTATCAGTTTCACCTCGAATAAACCACAGAAGCTCCTTCAAACAAGTCTTCCAAGCAGTCTTCTTTGTAGTAAGGATTGGAATCTTGCCATCCTTAAGAGAGAAACGCATAGAAGATCCAAAAACGCTCTTAGTTCTGCCATTTCGGCCCACCTCCCAGGTGCCATTTTCAAGAATATTTTCAATATTATTTAAATACTGATACTCTTCGTGCGAATATTTCCGGCTATTTGCAAAGATTCTGTCAGATAATTTAGAGTGTCCTTCGGTAGTAATATCTAAATTGGACGGGGTCTCCATTCGGCATTCGTATTCTTCCTTTATGTGTTCCACTTCCGCCATGTGTTCCATTTAGTAATCGCAAACCTTTAAATACTTTAGCTTATAGACAATTTTCTGAATATTAATTTCTAAATATACCCTATAGGAATATGGATAATTCAACCGACACCAATAAAAACTTCTTTAGACACGTTTTCAATTTTGACGACGATTCAAAGACGGACATATTAAATATAATTCAGTATGCATTAATTGCAATCATTCCGGTGGTGATCCTCAATAAAACAATCGGCCGGTATGTGCCAGAATCCGACGATAGAAAGGGTAGTTTGGAACTTTCTGCCGAAATAGTTATTCAGATCATAGTAACGTTTATGGGCTTGTTGATTATTCACCGAATTGTTACATTTATTCCGACATACAGCGAGACAAAGTACCCCGAGTTCCATATTGTCTACATTGTTTTAGCCGTTTTGATGATTACAATGAGCTTACAGACAAAGTTGGGTGAGAAGGTCAGTGTTTTGGTGGATCGCGCGATGGAGTTGTGGGACGGTAAATCCGACACCAAGAAGAAGGGTGGAAAGAACACTGTCAGGGTGTCTCAGCCCATTTCCGGACAAGTCACCGGACAGCCAATGAGCAATGCTGCTATGCCGCAGTCAGGCTACACTGATGGAACAGCCATTAGTTCGCTCCCAACAAATGACTCTGGAAGCCAAATGCAGTCCCAGCAGTTGCCAAACTATGACGCAATGTATAAGCAGGATACTACACCATTAGTTGGTGCGGCAACCCCAGGTATAAGCCAGGAATCGTTTGGCGGTGGACCGATGGCAGCCAGCGAAGTTTTGGGTGGGTCGTTTGGCGGAAGCCCCTGGTAAACATAAACATAAACACTTAAATACATAAATATAATTCAATATATATTTATATATGGACGTTAACAAATTATTACAAGCACTTGATGATGATAGCAATGAAACGCTACTAAATTTCACCACAAAAAAAATAAAGGAGATGACCCTAAAGGTGTTGAAGGAACTACATCTTTCAAAGGCCGACACTCTTGAACTATTTGAGAAATTAAAGGCATACAAGTACGTGGATGAAATGAATGAACTAAAGTACGGGACGTGCATTAGATGGATTCCCATTGACAACCCCGAGAATATAGTATTGTCCAAGGGCGCATTGTTCTGCGAGATGAAAATAACAGACGACGGCGTGTTCTGTATCTGTAAAAACTTTGGCTTTAGCATGAGGCATTTTCAAATATCAATGGATAAAACACTCATATTTCAAAAGTTAACAGATCAAGAGCTCGTATTGTTATCAGCGCTGGATCATTTATCAAATTAAACGATTATTTTCTACGGCGGGTAGTTTTTTTTGTGTTTCGTTTTAGCTTAATTGTTGGGCTCCCCCGACATTTAAAATTGCCGCGAGTATAGCCTCGGCGGTTGAGTATCGTTTTTGTGCAAATGCCGACGGCCTGTTGTTCATTCTCGCCGCCAATTTTTTTTATACATCTGCATAATTTACTCGCAATCAGTGTTTCGGCGGCAGCCTTTGTGAGACGATTTGATTTAGGTATAGGTTCGCCATAGTATTCTAAAATTTGTTTAAAATCATTAATATTTAATTCGGACATGTTTGTCTATACTATTTACAAACAAAATAATTATACCGCAATTGTTCTATTATATTTCGGTACAATTCAGCATAATTCAAATATTTTCAAATCAAAAAAAATATATATATATTAGTATGAAAATTGTTGTTTTTGATTTAGACGAAACGCTCGGGTACTTTACACAATTTGGAATTTTCTGGGACAGCATTGTATCTTATGCAAAAAGTAAAAACCATGAAACATTGTCCCAGAGCGATTTTGATGACACATTGGATTTATTTCCTGAGGTTATCCGCCCTAATATAATAAATATATTAGCCTACTTAAAGGACCGGAAGAACGCGAACCATTGCCATAAAATGATGGTATACACGAACAATAATGGGCCGCGTGAATGGGCACAGAAGATCGTACAGTACTTTGAAAATAAGATCAAGTATAAATTGATTGACCAGGTTATCGCGGCATTTAAAGTAAACGGTGAAACTATAGAAGTTGGCAGGACCACTTCTTCTAAGACATACGACGACCTTGTGCGGTGTTCAAAAATACCACCCAATGCCGAAATTTGTTTCTTAGACGACACGCTTTATCCTGGGATGACAAACGATAAAATATATTATATTAATATCAAACCTTATTTCCACGATTTACAGTTTGAATATATGGTTAATACGTTTAAGAATAGCGGTGTCGGCAGAAGAGTCATTAATAGCGACGACAAATTTGACGCGAAAATAATGAATAACATAAAACTTTATAATTACAAGTGCAATAATAAGGATTCTAAAGAATACGAAGTGGATAAAATTATAGGAAAATACATTATTAGCCACCTTGATGCGTTTTTTAACAAACCGCGGAAACCGAAGACGTTAAGAAACATGCCCCGCGGCGGCAGGTCAAAGACCAAGAAAAAGCATGTGAATTCGCGCAGCGTTTAAGGCTGAATAATATTGCGTACCTTATCATTTATCATAACTACATAGTTATTTAGTGCGGTTGTTGTGAGTATAAACAGACCCGCGCTAAAGGTTATTTTTCTATCAAGTTCTGTAAACTTGTCCAATGTTCTAAATGGATTAAAGCGCCATATCAAGAACAAACAGGTGTATACTCTAATGTAATAATCCAATGTTGCAAGGTACTCGGGTGCGGAATTTGATAGCCCGAAGAATGAGACGAATATTAATATATATGATGCGAATAAAACCCCCGTAAAAAATTTCTCGTGTGCTGATTGGACGCTATCGTAGAATATCATTTATATAAATTAATGATATTTTATTTTGTTTTTCGGCACATAAATGGGGTGGATAAGGATAGACGTATTATTTAGTCCATTTGGACGCCAAGTGAAACACAGCTTGCATTAGGCATAATAGTATCTACTTTAGATTATATGTTTTGAATGAAATAATAATATACCCTATTTATATCAATGGACAATTCTTATGAACAAAGTAAATTGTGCAGTTCGCAAATACGCAAAGAAACCAATAGTAGAATTTATGATAGAAATATCCCTTCCCAAATGTTACAGCCATATTTAGAGGTCAGGCCGGTTATGACAAAATATTCGTATTTTCCCATTGTTGACCCGAGAAAGCCGATTAATGTTCCGATGGAGCAGATGCCCACATATAATGTTCACAAGACCTTCAACCCGGGTAACACAACGTCGCCGTGGTCAGGCTTCGCATCAAGCATAAATACGGAATCCGAATTAAGAAACCAAGTGTACGCGCTTCAAAAGTGCAGCCAGTCGGTGTATGTCCCTAACAGCACAAGTGATTTGTACAAGTACGATTTCAAAACAAAAACACAACCAAATCCGCACGAATTATTGTTCCGCAATGAAAGCTTTCAAGAATTCAACCCAAATCCCAGCACAAATACTGTTGGCTATGGGTTATTTAATAATAACACGCGGGTTCAGGTGCGCAATATGACAAAACAGAAATGTTAAAAATTATATTATGGCACATATGACATAATGGCGACGACAACAAACGTATATATATTTGCTTATATACGTTTATTAGTGAGGAGAAACCCTCAAATTATTATACGAACAAATTGTATGTCAGAAGCATTTGTAAATCAGGTGACGCTGGATTGTCTATTAAACAAAGAATTATACAAAAGCCAGGTCCGTGGCAAACAGGCAAAACAATTAAACAAAGAGGAGCAACGATTTTATCGTAAGCGAACGCTTAATCTATTTAAGGAGATGATTAATAAGAATTCGCCGGAAAATCTGTTTCCAGATGTAAAGTACGCATACGATAATTTTGTAAACGCGGCGGTCAATTATTTTAAGACTATTGACAATTCGGATATAATACAGGCCGAGTACGCGGGACTTGACTCGCCAGCAGATAAAACAGCATCTGAACCAGCACAAGCGGATTGCTCTGTGAATTTAGCAAGTAGTTTAGACGCGGATATGTGTATGATGCGTTCAATAAAAATAGAGACCCCAACTTTAGACAAATATGTTATAAGAACCAGGACAAAAAAGAAGAGCGAGGTTTTATTGCCGCAACAGAAAGACATCAACTTGCACGACCCTGGGTTAAAAACAAAAGGTCTGAAAAAAGAATAATATCAGTATAATTTATGAGGGCACACACACAACGAAGAAAAATGAGAACACATGTACGAAAAAGAACCATTCAAAGAGGTCGGGGTCCAAGACATAATAAAACGGCCAAGTTGGCAAAGGTAAATTGCAGTCCTAAGCCAAAGGGAGAGATAAATCAGTTTTCATGTTATACAAATAAGTCGCTTTATAAATTACGCGACTTGTGGAATGCTCGCCACCCAGATGTGAAAATTACGTCAACCTCTCCTAAGGAAATCCATCACCAAATAGCGCAGTATTTGAGCGGTGTCTGTAATAAGGAGTCATGCTGGATTAGACAGCGGGCCGTTTTTGGTCCGGTTGAAAGCGATATGGCCGATTCATTTGCACCTGAGTCGCCAGCTGAGTGGAAGAAAAACCCCAACGAGTGGTTATCAAGCATAGATATAATGAATGTTATGAAACAGTATGAAAAGGCATATAAGTGCTTTGATTTTATTGGTCCGAGTCCGATTGATTTTGACACAAGGAAGTTATATGGTGAATGTGTGTGGGACGAATTGTGTAATCTAAGCATTAGCCAACAGCTTCAGAACGGGAAAACGAAGATTGGCATTATATTCAATACAGATCCGCATGACAAGCCTGGCCAACACTGGATTTCAATGTTTATTAATATTAAAAAGAAGAAGATTTTCTTCTATGACAGCACCGGAGACAAGCCCATGCCGCAAATTATGGCATTGGTAGACCGATTAAAGAAGCAAGGGGCTGAGATGTCTCCCCCAATTAACTTTAAATTTGATAGTAATGAAGGAATTGAACATCAATATGGAAATACTGAGTGTGGCATTTATTCACTCTATTTTATTGTGCACATGCTTGAAGACAAGATGACGGGGCACTATTTAAAAAACCACATACTGAAGGACGAATATATGAATAAGTTCAGACACATTTATTTTAACGATTCGCTCTAAAAAATATATAAATACAACAATACGTAGTTATATATTAATGAATAGTGCAGGGTTTTTGCATCAGGACAATATTTCAACATTATGGGAAGTAATTAGTGACGAAGAGATTTTCAAATTTTTACCAAAGGATTCTCAGTCTAAAATATCACAGGTTTTTCTGAACAATATCCGGGGGTTTTTTGAGACAGAAAAGGCAAAAACGACCAATTTGGTTGACATGAACAAAAAGTACATCATGTTGATTTTAAGCCACATTAAGCAACACTTTGTCCCGCAAATGCCGAATAAAATCAAAATATCAGACGAGCCGACTACAAAGGAATTAATTACATATGAAGAGATCCAAACGGACCGCCAATCGCAATTTGAAAAGGATTTAAGCAGACGCCAAGATGAATTTACCCGCACAATGACATTGGCTGCACCGCAGGCTCCAGACTTCACTGATAAACTGGAAGATAAACCCATAGAAGGGATGGACCGGCTTATCAAGGAGATGACCGCCAAAAGAAACTATGAGGTTGAACAGATTAACCGCAATTATACGTCAGACGTAAATCAAACGAGCAACTGGTTGAAACCGCAAGAAACGTCTGTCAAAACCGATAAGTTCCCCGCACCAGACACAACTTCGCGGTTTAAGTTCTTAAACACAGACGAACAACTGAGCAGTGGTGGTGACCAGGGAAAGAAGAATGTCACTTGGGGTGCAAACAATGAAATATTGGCAACTAATTTATCTTCAAATGATGATGAATTGGAGAGTAATATTTTCAAAAAGCTGAAACGAGTCGGACCAGAGCCCGCCACACAAAATAACATACAGCTTTCCTCACAAGATGACCGACTCGCCAATGTGGAGAGGCAAATTGCGGCATTAGCTTCTAAAATGGACACGTTAATACAGTTATTAATGTCGGCTAAATGAGACCACCCAATTTTACGACTCTCTCTCCTTTTTCATTAATCTCATATGTTCCAACCTTTAATGGCGCAATAGAGCCGTCAAGTTGTGCACGCTTATAAATTTCCATATCATAAAGGTCAAGCGCATCCTTGCCGACCCTTCTGTATATGTATTCAACCCCATTAATCGTGATTGGTTTTCCGATCCACTCAACCGCCACCTTATTGGCACGTACGGTAGAATCATTTTGCTGTTCCGTAAATCCAGGTACATAGGAGAACTTGTCGTTTGACGGGTCTCCAAAATTTACGCACTTGCCATTTGAGTAAATATAACAGTCAAACGAGGACTCCTTAACCGCGTCAGTGAGTTGAGCAGTCAACCCTGCCTTGATTTCCGAAATTTCAAAGAGGTACTGGTCACTTGTAATTGGAAACTTGGGTATCGCCTTGCTCAAGTCCTTTCTTTTTAATTCAATCGCCTCGTCTGACTTTAACTGTGACTCCGAGAATATCATTAGGTAAACAAAAACCTCCACGGTTTGTAGAGCTGGCGGCAGGTCTTTGTGACTGCAAATACGTCGCGCGCGGCCAATAACCTGTTCTGAGCGCACCGGATGCCAGTAAGGTTCCATAATATGAACGAATCGTGTGTTTCGCAAGTTAATACCTTCTGAACCAGACGATGTAATCATGAAGACCTTGATAACCTCGCCCATATTATTGTTATGGTATTTCGCTTTTAATACACTACCAATGCTTTCCGGGATTTGGCCCCATTCACCATTATAGATATGTCGCAATATTTCCTTTTCTTCGCTGCTTTCCGTTCCAGTATATAATGCATAAGTTGGCTTCCCTGCATCTACATCGGGCATGTCAATTTCCCACACATTTAGTGGTGTCTTTTTAATCCTGAACCTGGCGAACCCATTCTTTTCAAGCACCATGCTAAAAATACCAATTCCTTCAGCGGTTCTGAATTGACTATACACCAGGTGTAACCCCTGATTGTCTTCGTCTTGAATATTTTCTAACATGTGCAGGAATTTTGGGCTATAAGTTTGAAGCGCCTCGGGGGTCAAAAAGTCATCGGCGTGTTCCTTGATATTTTTCATTGCAGTTTCAAGTCGTTCTTTGTATGTAACACCTCCGACTGCTTCAAGAACTTCATCACCTTCAATTTCACCCTCCCGCTCGTCTTCAACGTCTTGTGTCGCTTCAACGCGAGCGCCCTCGGTAATTATGCGCGCCATATCGCTTGCCTCGCCCTCCTTGCCTTCTTTGCCCTCTTCCTCGTCCTCCTTTTTCCTCTTGTTAAACGGAACCGGTCTATCAGGCATTATAAAATTGCAGAATAAACGGGAGAATATGCGGTATGTAGAGGCCTTTTCCTCAAACAAATCTGCGGTATCGGATGGGACCTTCTTCTTCTTTTCATATTCTCTCTCTTCTTTACGGGCGCCTTCGTAGATGCGAAATTGTGTGTCGCTCATTGGTATTCTGATTATGTGATAATCAACGCCGAGTTGCTTACTATACCGGGGGAGCAATCCCTCCTGTGCACTTCTAAAATAGGAGGACAGCCCGATGATTCTTCGCTTTAATGCGTCCACGTTTTTCAGTTTCTTGTCGCTGTCGTTAATGTAGTTATTCAAGAATGTGGTTAGGTCATCTGGGAGCGCCTTTTTATTAACGACTCGGACTCCTTGCGGGACAATATCAATGTCATTTCGCTTTAAAATGCTGATTATTTTTCTCTCAAATTCGTCGTCGGAGGTGAACTCGGTGTCCATCACAGCGTCTCCGATCTCGTCCTTCTTGACATTGGTTACGCCCTGATATCCTGTTCCCTTTTTAACCTTATTTTTAAACCCGAACGGGTTTCGCGTAATAGTTAACGTTTTACTGGTAGGGGAGTAGTCCAAATAGTCAAGCGATTTCTCTCCAAGTAACATGTTATTAAGTGCCTGTTTATCAATCTTATTTGCAGTTTTAATGACCAGTGGTATTTTCCATGTTTTGATGTAACCACGCAGAATGTTAAACATAATGGCGAACTCATTAGGATAATTGATAACCGGAGTGCCTGATAATAGCACAATGCGGGCGTTTTTCGCTCTCAACAACATGTAATACAGCTTGCTGGCCAAATTGAGCGGGGTGTGTTCACCGAAGAGATTGTCTTCTTCTAAGACTCCTTCTTTTTCCCCCTCCTTCCCACTCTCCTTCCTTTTTCGCTTCTCTTCTTCCGGCACGTCCTTTTCCCGTTTAAGCTTATTCACGATTCGGCTGATTAAATTGTGTGCTTCGTCAATAATTACAACAGCGTCATCAAATATATTCCGCGTGAAATTAGAAGTCATCTCGGCCAGACGTCGGGAACGTAGACCGTTATAATTTATAAACTGATATTTCTGTTTAATCATCTCGTTCAACTGAGCTTCAAGGATTTTCCTCTTAACGTCGTCAAGTGTATGATAGTTTGAACTTTCTTTCACGTTTACGAAGAACGCGCCGCCGTTTTTTATAATGAAATCTTCCGGCAAATTTAACAGCGCGGAAATTGTTTTTTGTAACGGCAAATTATTGTTCGTGTTGATCCACTCCCAGAATTGATTTCTCTTATATAGGAAGTCTCCGCATTTCTTCAGTTCTTCAATATAATTCGCGCGCAAAGATGCTGGTGTCAGAATAATGATGCGCTTTGCGCTTTTCATGCCCTCTGCGATTGCAATAGAGGTGCAGGTTTTTCCGGAACCAAGACCGTGGTATAAGAGCAAACCGCGATAAGGAGTATAGAGGTTCATATAGTCGCGGACTATCTTCTGATGGGTTAATAGAGAGAAATCAGTTCCTGTTTGACCAATGAAATCACATGAAATCGCATCCTTATTTTCGGCGAGCTCCTTGCGGTATGGTTCAAAAAGAGAATTGATAAAGTTAACAAAAATCTCCCGATTATTCATATAGTAGCTTGATGCCTTGATTAATACTGGAGGCGATGGTCGCGGCAAACGGTCTGCAAGTGATGTTTCTCCTATTTCAACAAGCGTTTCAGGTCCCAGAACGGCAACTCCCTTTTCAATCTTATTCGTAATTCGTGTCTTCTTTTTAGGTGCGGTAATTTTAATAACCTCATCTTCCTCGTCTGCACCTGGTTTCGGCTTCAATACAAGCGCGGCCTCGTCTTCATTTGGGGCGGGCGGATTAACAGCTTCAAGGTCCTCGTCTCCGTCCTCTTCAATTATGAGCCGCTTTTTAGTCTCCAATTTTTTAACCTTCTTGGCAGTAGCGGCGGGTAATGCGATAGCCGTTCTCTCTTCAGAATCCTTCGCCACTCGTTTTACCGTTACAGAAAGTTTTTTATTTTCTGCCAGCTTTTTGAAAAGGTCGTCGCGGTTAAAGCCCATTTGAGTTTCATCTACAATTAAAGGGGCCGCCTTAGTGCCTTCCTGTTCCATTGGATTCGCATTCGCGGGTTTTTGCAGTTTATTAGTCCCTTTTATAACAACAGCAACTCGTTCTCTATCTACAACATTAGGTTTTACCATTAACTTTTCTTTTAATTTGGCTAAAGGATTCATTGCTTATATAATTTGAATATATAAATTTTTATTATTTAACAAATGGAAAATAATAAATCAGTTATATCTGCGGTTAGGCGTAGCTGCAGAGAGAGCGCATGGTTATATAATATAAGACGCCGATTACTTCCACTGCTTTTTCAATTCTGGGGGGACCTTATTGTATTCTATAAGAAGTTTTCTTATCCTATCCCAACCAGCATAATCGGCCGCGTCAGAGGCAGGGATTACCAGGTCTGGGCGAGCAAGCAACATCTTTAGTAGGTTCACGCTTATACCGTAACGTCTGGCCCCAAGTGCGTTGTTGGAGTCGCGCGCAAGATGCCAGAAGAATGAAAATGTTTCTGGATCACCACGAAAGTATGTTGCGCGTACATTTGGGTCAAACTTTGGGTTGGTTATAATCCCTACAGTCTTGTCATATTTGTAATCCCAATTCTCTCCTCCTTCTCCAGACGGGCCAAAGTATCGGAATATCTCCATGCTATTAAATGGCAATATTTCGGTGCATGTTGATGCAATGTCTGTACGGCACACCGGACACGTTTTGCCGCCGCGTTGCGCGCCGCACCACCCAATTAAACAATCCTCGTGGAAAGTATGCGGACGCGGATGGCATTTAGTCGTAATAGTAGGCCTTAGAGATAGAGGATCAAGGCAGATTGGGCAGGTATCATTTATGTACTCTTCGGCGCTTACAGATTTCTTGCTTGATGACTTTGATTTTGATTTACTCTTACTTTTGCTTGATGACTTTGATTTACCTTTGCTTGCTGACTTTAAACTCGCTGGTCTGGAAAAAATTCTTGATTCACTCGCATGACGAGTCATTTCAACCCCTTTGGACGATGAGCTATCGCCACCACGGCGCATCTTACGAGTCATTCTCGTTTTTGAACGAAACGGCTTAACCATTTATATATATTAATAATATATTGTAAAGAAAAATATCAAAATTTAAGGTTTACATCCACAGCTTTTTCAATTTTGGCGGGACCTTCTTGTATTCTATAAGAAGTTTACGAACTCTGTTGTCACCCGCAAAATCGGCGGCGTCAGAGGCAGGGATTACCAGGTCTGGACGGGCAAGCAACTTCTTTAGTAGTTCCCAGTTATCGTCGCGCGCAAGGTGCCAGAATAATGAAAAATCCCCCATCGAATCATGGTATGAAGCGCGTACATTTGGGTTAAATTTTGGATTGGCTATCAAGCGGGCGGCCATTTCATTATTTTCAGCGCGACGTGGCGACCATCTATCCTCAATGTATCGGAATATTTCCATAGCATTTAATGATCCTATAGCGTCGCAGGTGTCTTTAATGTTGGCGCGGCAGACAGGACATGTTTTATTGCCGCGTTGAGCACTGCACCACCCACTTAAGCATTCCTCGTGGAAAGTATGCTTGCAGTTAGTGGTAACAATAGGGCCTGTGGATAGAAGATCAAAGCAGATAGGGCATGTGTCAATCACGTCCTCTTCCGTACTCTTGCTCTTGCTTTTGCTCTTACTTGCAGACTTAGACTTGCTCTTACTCTTACTCTTACTCTTACTCTTACTCTTACTCTTACTCTTGGACTTGCTCTTAGCACTCGTCGGTCTTGAAAAAAGTCTCGCTTCACGCGTCTCCGCTCCCAACGACGAGCTACTCCCTCCGCGTCGGGCCTTACGAGTTAATCGGCTTCTTGAATGGATT